CTGCCTTGTTTTGCTCTGGTGTGCCCATCACGTTTTCGTATAGTTTTTTACCGACGGCTTTAATATTATCTACAATACCGCCGTCAGCACACTTTTTTACTTCACCGCCTTTTTTAGCGTAGCCCATTTTGTTACGGACGTTGGTTGGGAGTTTAGCTAGGCCGGGGTTCTCTTCTGCGTCAACAGATTTTAACGAGCCACCCTCAGCACACTTTTTTGCTTTACCGCCCTTCTTGTATTCGTATGCGGTCTCTGGTTTCATTCCCATGCCCTGCTTATACATGCGGCCGTAGTTGCGCAAACCTTTTGCTGCGTCACTATCGCTAATACTTGAAAGTTCTGTTTCGCTGATAGGATTGGCTTTTAATGTTCTAGCTAGACTTGCATCGCGCATCATTTTTTTAGCTTTTGGGTCTTGCATTGCTTGGTCATAAGACGCCATGCCGCCCATGTTATACTTTTTTACATTACCGCCCTTTTTGAAAGGGGTCGGCTCTGCCATTATAGCGGCGCTTGGAGCTGCGGCCTTTTTGGTTTTGGATAGCTTGATCTTCTGGATGTCTTTAATATCTGCGGCATCTTTCTTCATCTTGATAGAACCGCCTTCTTTGTAGCGACCAACGCAACCGCCTTCTTTCTTCATGCGGCCACCTTTTTTGAGCTTGGAGAGGTTAGTCTTCTCGCCCTCGTGTGACTGCTTGTCGTGCATGGCAAACGCCTTTTTGACGACCTTCTTGTCTTGTGCAATGTCTTCGCTCATCTCTGACTTTTCAGAGTGGCGTGATTTATACTTAACAGCACCACCTTCTTTATAGCACTGCATTTTGGGGGATGATTTAAAGCCGTCCATGTTAGTTCCTTCAGGTTAATGGTTCTATATCTACTAATGCAAAATAAGGGGCCTTTACGCCCCGGCTAAGAACAGCGAGCGCTCTATTTGTCTACGCTTTTTAAGGACCGGCGGGGTGCTCCAGTTAAGGAACGCGTCGCCTGCCTTGTGCACGTTGCCGTCGTTAAAGTGCTTGACGACCTCCGAGCGTGCCATGTTGTCTGGGCCAATGTTATGGCACAGGCTCATCAAGGCGTCTATCTGGTGCCGTTTGGGAGTGTTGTTTAAAGCCGATTCTAGGGCCGTAGAGCACTTTTCTAGGTCTCGGTGTAGGATACCTATCACCTCGGCCTCAGAAAGCTCCCTATGGAGCAAATGAATGTCCTTTTGGCGTATTAGGTGCCCCACGCCAGTCGTCCACTTACCGCCGGCATCTTGGTAGGCGCGGTAGCGCTTTCCTTCAAAGTGTTCAATTAGTTCAACGGTTGAGTCAGCAACCCACTGAAATGGGGTGCTGGCCACGGCCCATTTAGCTAGGGGGTCGTGAAAACACACGCCCCAGACAAGCGCAATCGCGCAGGCGTACACCGCCAGGTGATGTCGTAACATAGAGTCTCCTCGTTAGTTTGCTATATACTAATGCAAATTTATGCTAAGAAAAGGCTCTTGTGCCTGTTTTGTCAATAATAAGCGCCTGCTTACGGGGCGCGGTGTCTTTAGTGTTTGGCACGCTGATATGCGTCCAGGAGCCAAACTCTTCAATGATCTGGTCAAATGGTATTCCTCCATCGATGCAGGCCTGTACGACCTGTTTGGGGGTCATCCCGGGGACTCTGATATCGGCGGCACAACCTAGCCTATGCTGGCTAGTGTCCTTGCTGCCTACAGAGTCGTTAACTGGCTTAGAGCGAAACGCTGAGTTTACAAGGATCGGCTTGTTAAGTAGCGATCTGACCTGTTCTAGTAACTCTGCGGTGCGTACTAGGTTAGCCGTCTCGGTGGCGTTTGGGGTGTTGTCTAGCCCCTTGCGCTGTGCCACCTCGCTGGCGGTTAGTTCTTCTAGTGTAAAGTTAGGGCTTAGGTTCATTCTTGCCTTTCTTCATTTCCATGATCTTCTCCAGCGAGCGTCCGCCAAAATAGAATGACATAATCAGCATGCCCCACTGGCCCAGGAGCTCAACGTAGTTGTTGTTGACCTCGATGTCTGCGGCGCTCATGGCGGCGAATATGGTGTACACAACCAGTATAAAGATCAGCGTCATCGGGCGGATGTTCTTGGACAGCCACGAGTCGCTTGCCATGTCGGCCTGCTGGCGCTTGGTTAGCTCCTGTGCCTCGATGTTGTCGGCGTTTAGCTCGGCTAACTTGCCCTCTTGCTGGAGCTTGATGAGCTCTTGCTGTGCCTTGGCCTTAGCCTCTGGGTCTGGGATCAGCTTGTCGATTAGCTTGGTGCCGATGTCAAAGAGTGCCGTGATCGGGAACATTATTTCTTACCCCTTATGGCCCCACGTAAGGTACCAGGCAACGACACCAGCGACGATAAAACAGTAGAGCTGAACTCTTTTAATTTCGTGTAGGTCTTTGTTAAACAGCTTTTCATTTTCTTTTTTCTCCTTTAAGAGACGCGCCTTGATGATCTGTATATCATCCCACGCCTTGGGGCCGTAGTTTCGTGTTACCTCGGCCTTCATCTTTTGCTCGAGGCGCTTGACTTCCTCGATGATCTTGAACTCGTCGAATGCCTTTAGTATGGTATGATCGACGTGGACCTTTTGCGCCCTGATGCGCTCTTGGGCGCGTTGCTGGGCTAGGTCGGTTGCTTCTTTTTGTACGTTGGCGATGCTGGTAGATAACTCCTTGCTGACCCCGCGCGCGGAGTCAAGGGTGCTACCAAGAGATTTTGCTCCTTCTAAAAAGCCAAATTGGTCTGACATTATTCATTATTGTAGTTTTACGAGTAGGGCGATCATGGTCGCCACAATGAATCCCACCGACCCTATGAGGATCTGCTCGATGCGTTTTAGTCTTGCGTTGATGCCGGCGTATCGCTCGGCGCATACCGCCTCGTGGGCGGACAAAGCCGCCTCATTTTTATCAATTAGTTCGCTCATACAGTCTCTAACTCAACCCATGAGGTTGTAGCCTCGTCCCACGAGTAGCGTTTGTCATCGTTTGGATACGGTACTGGGGACTCCCATAGATAAGAATCTTGGTTCATTGACCAGCTTGGGAATGGTTGTGGAGCAGCAAAGCCTGTGCCGTCCCATGTATAACCGATACCTGCATAGTTTTTATGTAGTGGCTCACGACCGCTAGGTGTACCGTCTTGGTTATAGTGAACACCGCCACGGGTGTTGTAAGAGGTCTGTACAAAACTAGCTGGATCGCCTAACGCACCAGTAGCGATAAACGCCTCTTCAGCTACAACTACTTGTACAACTACGCCATTTTCTATTTTTGCAAAGTGTGCCATTAGACTGATACTCCTAAGTTAATTGCTTTAAGTTCTTCAACTGTGGTTACTGCTGTAATTGATGCCTCTGTTGCCGTAGCCCATGCAATAACCGCTGCACGATAAGTCGCTATATCAGCAGGGATGTCAACATTACGCTCTGCTTTGCGGATCACATACCAATCGGTTTGGGCTAGGGTCATGTTGGTGTTGTGCTTGACCTGTGCAATATGGTTTGACTTGAGACCTTTGGTTACAAGTCGCTCGGCAGTGTCCTCCATCTGCTCAGTCTCTTTGTTATAGACTTTTACATAGAGTGGATCGCCATTCTCATCGGACTCTTCACGGTCTTCTAGTGCCTTTGGCGTGGCGGTATATGAACCGTCTGGATTTGCCGTTACCCAGTAGTAACGGTCATCTGGTCTAATTTCGTCTTGTCTAATAAACATATTAGTTCCTATCGTGCGTTAGCGTATTTAAAAGGTGATTCGGCAAAGGCTGCGTAAATAAATGTATATCCAGATCCGTTAGTTCCAGTATTTGATGACCTCATTTTGAAACCATTTGACAAAATATCAATTTGATTAAAAGAAGTAACTTCTGCGCCTGATGTATTTGGATACAAATCTGCGCTTGCTAAGTTGTATGTGTCTCTTGCTGTATCGTGTACATGCCATTCTTCCACATTAGAAGAACTTTTAATCAACACATATTTTGGTCTAAAACCAGTGAACACAAATGGACCATCACTAGAACCATTCCCTGTGTATGAGCCAAATGCAGAGTATCCAGCAACTTGTGCAAAGCAGTAGGCTACATAAGTTTGGCTACTACCATTTGCTTCGCTTGAAGTACCTACTTGCAAAACTGTTGATGTTGGTGCTCCTTGGAATGTAATATTTGCTATTTGTTCCGCAGCAGTTAAATTTAAATAAAGAACATACTGACCACCACTTAAATTCTGATGCCATACTGCCCAATCTTGCGTACCACTTCTTCTTTTAACAATAACCATTGCTGGAGTAACACCTAACCCATGCCCTACTGTAGCATTACTTCCTGTGCCTGTATAAGTAACAATACTAAATCCAGCACTTGTATTAGCACTTACTGTAGATGTAATAGAACCTGCTGTGTTGGTTGAGCCTGAGCCGTTGGCTTTCCATTGCCAAGCTACATAAGTTTGACCATTAGTATTTGGCGGGCTTCCAGCACCAGCGTACAAAGAAAAACCATTGGAATTTAGAGATGTAATGTAAAAACCACTAAATGTTTCGGCTGATGTTGTATTTGAAGCAAGTTGATAGTTTGTTCCTCGAACCGCATCTGTTAATGAATGGTCTTGAACATTACTTCTGTTTTTAATCCATACAAAATCAGGTTGCATTGCACCGCTATTTACTATGTTGTTTGTTGTTGCATTACCAGTATAAGTAGTAGCATCAAAATACTTATTCGCCTGTGTAGATGCAGTAGCACCAATCGTAGGAGTAGGTAAGTTAAATGTGTTTAGTCTATTAAAGCCTGTTGGTGGGGTGTAGGCGAATGGTCTTTGCCCGAAGTTAAATGAACAGCCTATTCCAGCAGACCCAGCAGCCCATGTAGCAAACTTATAAGCACCAGTTAAACTAGAGAATGCTACACCTTGTGATGTTCCGTTTTTATAAAATTCAACTTGACCAT